ATGACAGAATTCTTGTAAAAGACCAAACAACTCAAACACAAAACGGTATCTACAAAGTTACTACAGTAGGTGACGGTTCTACGGCTTATGTATTAACAAGAAGTCCAGATGCCGACACAGCTTCTGAATTAACTGGTGGTACTTTCTTCTTTGTTGAAGCAGGTTCTTCTAACGCAGATAACGGTTATGTTGCAACACATAATGGTACACCGACTTTTGGTTCAACAAGCATTACATTCTCACAATTCTCAGGTGCAGGTCAAATTAGTGCTGGTGCAGCTTTAAGTAAGACAGGTAACCAATTAGATGTAGAAGTAGATGACAGTTCAATTGAAGTATCAAGTGATGCGTTACAGGTTAAAGCATTAGGTATTACAAATGCAATGTTGGCTGGTTCTATTGCAAATGCGAAGTTAAGTAATTCATCAATCTCAATTGGTGGTATTACATTTAACTTAGGCGACACAGATGCAACGCCAGCTTTAGACTTATCAGATGCGACAAGTTATCCAACAAGTTCACTTGTAGGTACTATTGATAATAACCAATTAACAAACTCTACTGTAACTTTCTCAGATGATAGTTCAACTTCAGTTGCAGTTGGTTTAGGTTCTACATTGTCTGTAACAGGCGGCGAAGGTATTGATGCTACAATTTCAGGTTCAGGCATTATAATCGCTGGTGAATTAGCAACAACATCTAACAAAGGTGTTGCATCATTCAGTTCAGATAACTTTACAGTCACAAGTGGTGCAGTTACAGTTACAGCAATTGATGGTGGTACATTTTAATAATTGATATAATTAGGAGATTTTTGTGGCTTCAGTAATTAAACTCAAAAGAGGAACAGCAACACCTACTACAAGTGATATTGTAAGTGGTGAAGTTGCAATTGATACTTCAGCTCAACAAATTTATATCAATGATAGTGGTACAGTAAAACGACTTGGACAAACTTCTTTATCTGATTTAAGTATCACATCTACAGCCACAGAATTAAATTTACTTGATGGTGTTACTGGTATTACATTAGGTACTGCTAACGAATTACTTGTTGTTGGCGGAGATGGTTCTAGTATTGCAAGCGATAGCACTTTAGCAGTTGATACTAGCAATAATAGATTAGGTATCAATCAATCCTCACCTGAAGTAACATTACATATGACAGGCGAAGGTGCTCAAACAGCACAGATTCGTATGGAACAGTACAATGATAGTGCTGACGCTCCAGATGTAAGAACAAGAAGATATAGAGGCACGATTGCTTCACCAAGTGCTGTACAATCAGGTGATTATCTATTTAGAAGTAACCACGAATACTATAATGGTACATCACTACTTATAGGTGGTGCGTTTGCTTTTGACAACACCAACAATGCTAATAGAACACAGTTTTCGGTTGCTGTTGATACTGATGGAACAGGCGCAAATCCTGCTGGCAATAACGGACAGTTTAAGATTGACGGTAATGATAGTGGCGCTATTACATTTAATAACGCATACAAGTTTCCAACAAGTGATGGTTCTTCTGGCCAAGTATTACAAACAGATGGTTCTGGTACTTTAAGTTTTGCCTCTCTAGCAGGTGGCGGTATAAGTGGAATAACCATACAAGAAGAAGGTTCTTCATTATCAACTGCTGCTACAGCATTAAATTTTGTGGGTGACGGTGTAACAGCATCTGGTACAGGTGCTACAAAAACAATTACTATAAATTCAGGCAGTGCAGACTTTAGCGCTGTAGATTCAGATATAACACCAGATACACATAACACTTATGATGTTGGCCAATTAGGTTCAGCATTTAGAGATTTTACTTTTGTTAGAAAAATACAAAAGAATGTTGAAATATTTACGAATGCTTTAGGACTAGGTACAGTTGCAACCAATTTAGGTTTCAACATAAATACAAGTGCAGCTAACTTTACACAAGTTTATACAAATGCTGGCGGACTAGACAGTCCAGTTTTAGGTGGCGGAGCAGCTGCCTTTGATGATAACAATCCGGCGTTTTTGTTTTAGGGGGAATGAATGGCAGATAAAACACCAATTAGATTAGTCTTTACAAGTGGTACTCCCACAGGTATTGCCGAGTATCAAACCGGTGAAACTATTGGTGTTGAATTTGGTGGTACAGGTGTTACTACTTTAACATCTAATTCAATCTTAACAGGTAACGGTACAAGTGGTATTCAATCAACAGCGTTACAAATTAGTGGCACATCAATTTCATCTAGCGACTCAACTTCAATTCAATTAAATGAGGCCGTAGATATTACAGGTGCATTGACTGTAGGCGGAACAATTACAGGTACAGTTTCGGGTAATATTACAGGTAATGTAACTGCTGGCAACATACAAGTAGGCGTAACAGGTGATAATGAGATTGATACATCATCAGGTAATTTAACATTAGATTCTGCTGGAGGCACAGTTACAGTTGATGATAATTTAACAGTAACCGGAAACTTAACAGTTAATGGTACTCAAACAACAGTAAACTCAACAACAATAGAAATAACAAATTCATTTACATTTGAAGGTGCAACGGCAGACGCATTTGAAACAGTATTAGGTGTTATAGACCCAACAGCAGACAGAACAATTAATTTACCAGACGCAACAGGTACAGTAGTATTAAAAGATACTACAGACACATTAACAAATAAAACAATTAATGGTCCTGATAATACATTAACAAATATTGCAAATGCCTCACTATCAAATTCAGATGTAACTATAGGTAGTACATCTATTTCACTAGGCGCTACATCAACAACAATTGCAGGTTTAACAAGTTTAACATCAACCACACTTACAGATGGCACATTAACAGTTACAGGTGGTAATATCACAGGTGCTGGAAGTATCACAGGTACAGGAACAATTACAGGTGGTACAATAACAGACGGAACAGCTTCTATGTCAAGTGGTTCTTTAACAAGTGTTGTAAATGTTACAGGTTCAGGTACAGCTAATTTTACTACAGATGTACAAGTAAATAGCGTATCAGTCGCTACAAGACCATTTGCTATTGCCCAAGCTGTTGCGTTAGGATAACACTAATTTTTTATTATAAATATACCTGAAAAGGTAAAACAAGGGTTATAGAATGGCGAATCCAACAAGTAGAGAAACACTAAAACAATATTGCTTACGAAATTTAGGTAAGCCTGTTATCGAAGTCAATGCTAGTGATGACCAACTAGAAGACAGAATTGATGAGGCATTACAATATTTCGCACAATATCATTATGACGGTATTAGAAGAACATACTTAAAATATAAGTTGACTTCAGCCGATAAGACTCGCTTGGCCGCAATTAATCCTAGTTCAGAAACAGCAACAAAGAATTCAGTATCAACAACTTGGTACGAAGATAATAACTTTTTGGTCGTACCAGAATCAGTTATCTCAGTAATCAATATTTTTCCATTTTCAGATAAAGGTAACTTAAATCTATTTGATGTTCGTTATCAATTAAGATTAAATGACTTATACGATTTTTCATCTACTTCAATAATTAACTATGATATTGTTTTAAGACACTTAGATTTCTTAGACCATGTTTTGGTTGGTGAAAAACCAATTCGTTTTAATCAACACGATAACAGATTATACATTGATATGGACTGGACAAATGACTTAACGACAGATGAATATTTGGTAATTGAGTGTTATAGAAAATTGGATCCAGAAAGTTATACAGATGTTTATAATGACATATATCTAAAAAGATATACAACTGCCTTGTTTAAAAAACAATGGGGTGCCAATTTAAGTAAATTTAACGGTGTTGCTATGGTTGGCGGTGTTACATTAAATGGCCAACAAATATACTCCGAAGCTTTACAAGATATTGAAAAACTAGAAACGGAAATTAGAAGCACATTCGAATTAAATCCAGCAATGATGATAGGATAGTGTCATGGCCGTTAATCACTTTTTTCAAAACGGAAACGGCATTGGCAATACCAATGAACAAAGACTACATGAAGATTTAATCATTGAGGGATTAAAAATATATGGGCATGATGTCTATTATTTACCTCGTACTTTAGTCAACCAAGATTTAATATTAGGCGAAGACACACTTTCAAAATTTGATGATTCATATTTAATTGAAATGTATGTTGAAACAAGTGAAGGCTTTAGTGGTGAAAGAGAATTAATTAATAAGTTTGGTTTAGAAATTAGAGAAGACACAACATTT